TGGTAGCGTGACGCGCCAAGATTGCGCAAATGCCAATAGGCGCGCTTTTTGCCATGCGACTTTATGTACCAGCACAGGGTGGCAGGGTTAGATTCAAAACTCAGAGGAATATTCATAATCACACCTTTCTAGAAAATTAGGGAATCAAAAACAACCTTTTGCATCTCATCGCCTTCAAACCACAACTCAGCGATCGCAGTACCATCAGACCAATTGACGCAAACCGTCGGAGTGCTTGCACCAAAAGAAACAGCGTAGTGACGATCTCGACCATACTGCTCGACTGCATACTGCAATAACGCATTGACTTTATCCATCATGACATCACACCTTTCTAGAGAATGGGGCAGAGCCGAAACCCTGCCCCGAGTTAATTACGACTTGACGGGAACAAACTGCTTGATCGCGATAATCGCATCGGCAAGAACCGTCTCATTCTCGGTCTTGCAGACCTCGCTCACCAAATCGCGCAGACCCTTCTTGAGAACCGACAACCGACCCTCAGCCTCTTTCTTGGTGTCTTTCTCTAGAATCTCGATAGATTTATCGAGAGCCTTAGCCTCAGCGATAGCCTCGGGAGTCGCAGTCTTGTACATCGCCAACTGCGCCTCTTTCAACTCAGCGACACTCCGACCATTCGCAACCGCGACGGCTTTCGCTTTCTCAGCCTCGCGACGCTTGGCACGATCCACTGAATCCGCTTGAGCAGACTTGGGCTTGATCAATTGGCAGACCTTGAGGTACGGCACAACGATTTGATTCCAAGAACTGTTCGCCGAATTCGACGGGTCAATAACCTTCTCCGCTTGCGCATCGCACCGCAGAATGTAAGCCGCCTCGTACCGCTTGCGACCATCTTCCCACAGGTCATAGGTCATAACCCCTGCCGAAACCGCCGACGCAAAAGCATTCTTGATTTGATCAAGACCTTTCGTTTGATCGCCGATGGCGTCGCAGATCAACTCAGCGCCACCTTGAATCAAACTAGCCTGCAACTCCGACCAACTAGGCGCAGACTGAACCGCATCGCCGTTCACTACCGCGCCGACTGCATCGGCTACTACCGTTTTTGCTTTACTCATTTTCATCTCCAATAAACCGGACAAACCTAGATGATCTAGGAATGTCCGCAATGGTCGCGCTGATCATTCGCCCCGCATCACCATGAACACATAATACCACAATCAGCAACAATGTGTTATTTTTTCGTGGGGATCGCACCTCGAGCGCAGGTAGCCACGCCAAGGCACGCTAAGCCACGCCAAGGCACGCCAAGGCACGCTACGCCATGCGAGAGAATCGATAGCCAAAAAATAAAATCGAATCGACTACCGTCAACTCAATATCTCTACGATAGTTTTCAACCCCCTACCGGTAACTCAATCCACCTACGATGACCCTACCCTAGTGGCACCCCCTAAGATACTCGTAAGTAACATACGCAACTACATACATAGTGTTTTGCACTGTCAATCCCGCGTCCACAGCATGACCCCCCACCCCCTAGGTAATTTTTGCCGCTAAGGGGATTAAGTCATCTAGTTAAACACCCCCCTTGTCTTTTTGATTTCCAAACACCCGGGGGGTATATAATTTTTTCGTGGGGGCGCCTCTTTGACGATTAGAGGTTTTCCAAGTCCCCCACATCTTTATTTTTTATTATGTTATATTCGGCACAACTTGGAGCCACAAACCGCCCATTACATGTCGATACAGATAACACCGGATAACGCTGTAGCGTTGCCAGATAAACAGACCGACGACGTGCCAGACTCGGCACGCGAAGCAGTCGAGGTGTCTTCGACGACGGCGATGGTTTTGCAAGAATTAGGCATGGGGTTTGACATGACCCCCGAGGACGAAGAAAAGGCCAATGCCCTCTTTGCTCAGTTAGCCCATAACGGGAAAAACAAAAACCTCCCGGTAGATCTAAATACTCCCGAAATTGCGGCTAGAGTCGGCGGCATGCTGAAAGCCTACGACCACCAAGTAGTTGCCGATGCAGTCCAGTTACGGACAGTGATTACTAACAAACTTATTCTTTTGGCGGACTGCGGGGATACCAAGTACGAACTCAAGGCTCTAGAACTGCTTGGCAAGATCCAAGATGTGGGCCTGTTTTCAGAGAAGTCCGAGGTCACAATTATTCACAAGACCAGCGAAGACTTGGAAAAGGCTATCCGCGATAAAGTACGCCGCCTGATTCACTCAAATACGATAGACGTAGAGCCAATTGTTGATGACTTAGAAGCAGAACTGGGCGTTAAGCCCGAGGAAATTGATGCAAGCCCCGACGCTACAGGAGTTACAGAGTCTATTGGCGATCCTTCCGAGCCTGCCTGACGCCGAAAAGCGTAAGGTTTTCTCTCAGTTAGAGCAGTACGAGAGGATAGCGGAGCAGGAAAAAGCCAAAACGAACTTTATGGAGTTTGTCCATAAGGTATGGCCTTCCTTTATCTCCGGCAGACATCACGCCAAGATGGCTCGTGCCTTTGAACGGGTGGCGAGGGGAGAACTAAAGCGCCTCATTATTAACATGCCACCCCGACACACTAAGTCTGAATTCGCTTCCTACCTCCTACCAGCGTGGTTTTTGGGCAACTACCCGGGTAAAAAAGTCATTCAGACCAGCCACACAGCCGAACTAGCCGTTGGGTTTGGTAGAAAGGTGCGAAATCTTGTCGATCAAGAATCTTATAAGGCAGTATTTTCTGGAGTTGAGTTACAAGCGGACTCTAAGGCTGCTGGCAGGTGGGCGACTAACGCTGGCGGAGACTATTTTGCTATCGGTGTGGGGGGTGCTGTCACGGGTAAAGGCGCGGACTTGCTCATTATTGACGACCCGCACTCGGAACAAGAAGCCGCCTTGGCGGAAATAAACCCCGATATATACGACAAGACGTATGAATGGTACACATCTGGGCCACGGCAGCGTCTACAACCGGGTGGCGCCATCGTAGTTGTTATGACACGGTGGTCAAAGCGTGATTTGACGGGGCAAGTGCTCAAAAGTGCGGCTCAAAGGGGCGGGGATGAGTGGGAAGTCATCGAATTTCCGGCTCTTTTACCGTCTGGAAACCCACTTTGGCCTGAATTTTGGTCTTTAAAGGAACTTTCCGCCCTAAAAGAGGAACTTCCCAACAGCAAGTGGCAGGCGCAGTACCAGCAGAACCCAACTTCTGAGGTTTCAGCCATTGTGAAGCGGGAATGGTGGCAGGTTTGGGAGAAAGAAGATCCACCATCCTGTGAATTTACTTTGATGGCGTGGGATACGGCATTTGAGAAGAGCCAACGCGCCGACTACAGTGCTCTGACTACTTGGGGGGTGTTCTACCACCCAGACGATACTGGGATTTCACAGGCAAACATCATACTTTTGAACGCTTTTCGGGAGCGCATGGAGTTCCCAAGGCTTAAACAAGAGGCCATTGACCAATATAAAGAGTGGGATCCAGACTCAGTAATTATCGAGAAGAAAGCCTCTGGGGCGCCCCTCATATACGAGATGCGGGCGATGGGCATACCTGTTCAGGAGTTCACGCCGAGCAAAGGTAACGATAAAATTTCAAGACTTAACGCCGTGTCAGACCTGTTTGCCTCTGGTAGAGTGTGGGCACCGAACACCCAGTGGGCTGAAGAAGTCATAGATGAGGTTGCATCTTTTCCGTCTGGCGAGCATGATGACTATGTTGACAGCGTGTCCCTCGCGTTGATGAGATTCCGCAAGGGCGGGTATATCCGTACCCTGTTAGACGAAGAAGATGAATTACCTTCGTTTAGGCGGAAGTTTGAGGGGTACTACTAATGTTGGTTGGGATACCCGAGATATTGTGTGATTTGGCGGTTAAGGATTTTGTAAAGGTTAACCCCATAGATGCGGGTGTAAGTACTGATATTTTAGTAAACCATGAGGTTAGGGATACAACGGTTCGTTTTATAGAAGAGAACCACTGGATGACTGGAGTTATGTACCACATTGGACTACAAGCAAATAAGTTCCATGACTGGGGCTTCGATGTGAGTTCTCTTGAAAACATTCAGTATGCAGAGTATGAAGATGGGCAGCATTACAATTGGCACATAGATACGTTTCTTCTTTCTAAACGACCATTAGATCGAAAAATTACAGTAATTTGTTTATTAAATAACCCTGAAGAATTTGAAGGTGGTGAGTTGCAAGTCCAAAAAGAATTAATTCCGCTTGAAAAAGGATCTGTAATCGCGTTCCCTTCGTTTTACCCACATCGCGTAACTTCGGTTACAAAAGGTATTCGTAGGTCTGCGACCCTTTGGGTTACAGGTCCGGCGTTTAAATAAGGACAGAATATGGCAATTGATAAGGCACTAGGGCAAGCCCCGATGGGTTTAAATCTCGAAGAGATGATGGATGAGCCTGCTCTGGAGATAGAGATTGAAGATCCCGAGGCTGTGCGTATTGGCATTGACGGTAAGCCCATACTGGAGATTGAGGAAGTAGAAGTTGAAGATGACTTCAACGCCAACCTCGCCGAAGAGATGGATGAGGGAGAGTTAAC